AATATCCGTATCTGATCAGAGGCTTGCTTCATGCCGCCCTTGAATCGTTCCAGACCTTGCAGTGCTATCCTGACGTACGCGCGACCAGCGAGAACGTCTCCAGAAGTGCTCATGACGTGCCAACCTCACTTACCGTTACCGTGTTGCGAAACTCTTTAGCGATGTCACTACGCTTCTTTTCCAGCGATGGACCCATGAATGGACGAGCCTTGTATCGCATCTTGCGGACTCTACCACGCCGCTGCTTGATCACTCGTGTTCCACCAAATTCGATCAGGTTCGCCGTATCATCGTTCTTGAACTTCGCCGGACCAACCACGACAGTCTTCGTACGAGGGTCGTAGTCGTACCAGATACGTCGGAGTGATACCTTCGTCTTCGAGTGACGATGAGGGAACGCACCCGGCGCCGACACACCCTTTTTGATGTGCTTCATCGTGTCCATCGCTTCAAACATAATGAGGCGCCCTGCACGCTTCATCGCGCGAGCCCAACTACGTTCGATTCGTGACGTCAGCGAATTGACATCAAAGAAACGACTCACCCTGATTGTCGGACGCAAAGCCATCGACGAATACCTTCTTCAGGATCTGGATATTGTCCGCATTGATCTTTATTCCACCCGAACCTGAACTGTTCTTCAAGTAGGGATGGAATTTTGCCAGCGTCAAACCACTAGCCTTCGACGAATGCAACCTCGCGTTGAGGCACATAATCGATGCCGTGTGATCCCACTGACGAGCTAGCTTCGCTTCCACCCCGATCACCAACTCGTTCAGCGTGTATGGACCTGGATCAATGCCACCAATTATTCCGACGCACTCGACGATCCGTTCTCGGAGTAACTCTCCAATGTTTTGATCAGGTTCTTTTCGTACTTCTGCGATTCGCTCCTGATCGCGTTGGTGAATTGCGGCCCGTCCAATAATGTGTTCATCCTCGCCTGCATTTGTAGTGACTCCTCCAGAATCGCTAACAGCGGGCCTCGACGGGCTTTTGGGAAAAAACCGCATAACGCATAGAGAAATGCAGTCGTCGCCTCCTGAAGCACATCGCCACAAATGCGTTCAGCGAACACCTCAGGAGAGACATCCCGCTTTTGAACCGTGGGCTCCATTACAGCGTAGATCGTCCTGACAAGCAGAACCGGGTCGCCATCGAGCTTCTGCACAAGATCCGAACCCTCGACCAAGATCTCTGCAAGGTCCAGTCCAACCATGTCTCGAACACGCTGAATAGCGTTGACATCCACGCGGACATGCCATCGCTCGTCTGACGTGTCGATGAATTCTGTATTATCCATCGCCCACCTCCTTCTTCGAGGGGGACTTCTTCGCAGACTTGCCTTCTGCCTTGGCGATCAGATGCTCAAAGCAAGCTAGCATGTCAGCGGCATTCACCGTGACGTTGAGATCCCCAGACTTACGCAACCCATTACGATAAATTTCGATCGTGTCTTCAACCGTTTTCTCCATAGCAATTCCTTCCCAGACGTGAAACCCAAATCACCCACCTACTAGCTGATGATGTACCACTCAGGATTCCGCAGTACTCCTGAGTCATTGAATCTGACAATGTCAAACGTGAACGCATGCGACAACCCTTCCTCTAATCCCTGATCTTCGTCCATTCCACTGGCGACCAAGTAGGCTCGCATGCCTTGATTTGTGCTCGTTGCAATCGCGCCGTTCATGAACGCCATCCCAATTGGAGTGTCAGAGATGAAGCTGTCCAGCAGAGCGTCGAATACGGTGTCCGCGCCAGACACCATCAGGTATCCAAACGTGACTTGCATAGTCTTTAGGCCAGCACCTTTGACCGACCAGTCGATCTCTCGTGATGGGAGGTCCACCATGTTCTTGCTCAACGGAACACTGAGATCTTGAATCTTCGGGATCTCAACCCATGTGGGCGTCGTGTAAGTCGCTGTGTTGTAGTACGCTTTCGCATTTTTGCCGATTACGTTATCGAATGACATTTGATCGTCTCCGCTAGAGTGTTAGCTACGTTGCGCTCGAAAGATAAATACAGGACCAGTCAGGAACACGTTGTGCTCGGACATGGTTGCGTTGTCGAAAATAGACTCATGATCAATGCGGGTTAGCGCCACGTTGTCTAGTAGGACATTGTCCCTTAGGTAGTCCTTGATCTGCTCCGCGAGCAACAAGTAGCGATCCATCACCTGAATGGAATCCCTGCCCACCTCCGCTAAGACGATGCCACGAATCGCAATCTGAACTGCAAAGTCGATGATCGCAGTGTTTGAGCGATCCGGCAACGTCGTCGTTTCACCATCGTGCAAAACATCCACATACGCTTTGCCCGATTCAAACTCGTCCTTGTTTCGGCGTGAAATGTACCGACGTTCCGACACGAACGGGATCACGAATGTCTCTTGTGCGTCGGTTGAATTAATCGCTTCAACCACCGCTTTGGCAATCGTTACTAGGTGCGATTCACTCATGTCGGTAACTTCACGCGATCAGTGTGTATTCTGTATTTGAATCGATGTGGGTCGCTGTATCGCCACGATGGTTCGTTGCCCAATTGCATCAAACCGTGCGTGTACTTGACTCCATCGGTATCCGTAAATTCAATCTCATCACCACGCTCAGGTTTCACTGTCACACCGTTGAGGATCAAGTCCGCGACATCGATCAGGAAGTCCCTGCTGTGAACCTCCACCTGAATTCCGCTTGGGTTGATGATCTCATGGGCGGTCTCACCAAACGTCGCATCGACAGTCACCGTGTGGCTACCGCGACGATACACCACGCTCTCGCTCGCAAAGGACTTAAGTTGTCCTGCGTGCCAAGACGCGCCGGTTTTCATGATGTTGACCATATGTAAAAAGTGAAGGGCATCTCACCCTTCTGAACGGTATAGGCCAGCCGTTTCCGCGCCACGTCTGGGGTGGCATGCCTCAAGTAGGCACCTGGGGGGGATCAATTATACTTCTGCGATACGTGCTCGCAGCCAATCGACAGAGACCTCGAATGTGTCCGTGCCCGTCGTCTTCTCGAGATGGGCAATCAAGTACAACGGACCTGTCCCGTCATTAATTCCAAAGTCGGAAGCACCCAAGACGAGCGAACCGTTGCAATAAATTTGCGGGTCCGTTTCGTCGCGAATGTCAATCCAACCCTCGAATCGAGTACCAACCGCGTGGTTGATTGTCGTATCGACTAGGGCTGTGTCCGTTGTGCCATCGTCGCTGTGAGCCAAGACGTCGAGTGCATTCTCGTCAACATGCAGGGCAATGAATTCTGCAATGCTCTCGAAATCCGTCGCGTGGGTGCCAGAGGCGCAACCAATATTCCAGTCCGAGGCAGTGCCAGCACCGTCATTCACGACGTTGAAAGCGAATTCAACGATGGCATTTGCAGTGATTGCAAACCCGTCATCAGAGACGATGTCGACCTTCTGCGCTTCACTGGTTGCACTTGTCTCGAGGACATGTGAACCACCGACTCGCTTCGGGTAACCAAACACGCCAGCCGCCGGAGTTCCGACAACCACCGAAGTGCACGGGTCACGATTGATGTCGACCAGATACACAGGCTCAACGTTCAAGTTCACGTCAATGGTGAGATCAGTACTGGCAGCGTCACCGACAATCGTACCCAGGTAAAAGTCCTTGTCGTTCACCTTGAGGTAGTTCGCGGAATTGGCGCTGTGGTCCCAGTAGACCTTGCCGCCATCGAGACCTACCCAGCCGGTAACTTTCGTGACCGTGTAGATTCCCTCAACTGAGAATCCAACTTTGTCGCCAGACGCAGCTGCGTTTACGCCAGACATGACGCCAGCGCGACCATCCGACATGCAGTAGATTTCGCCTGATTCAACCGCAGCAACCGAAGTTAACTTGCGTTGATTGCTACAATCTTTTCTAAATGCATTCGCCATTGTTCGTCTCCAGAATTGAATTTATGAGCAAGCTACTCAGCCAACGTTGGCCTTTCGTGTAAGCCTGATTAAGACTTCGGTTTTGACTTCGCCTTCGACGGTGGTCTCTTGACTTTCGCCTTGGCAGCTAGAGGAGGTGCGGCTTTCGGCGGATCAACTTCTTCCACCACTTCCGCGACCTCCTCTTTCACTTCAGCGACCGCCGGTTTCACCTCACAGGCAGGCATCTCTTCGATCTGTCCCATCCGTAGGCAGGAATGGATGCATGCCTGGATCTGCGGATGTTCTTCGCTGTCAACAGTCGACCCGGCGTCGAAGGGCATCCCCTCGATTGTGATCGACTTATTAATTCGGTAGAGCATCTCGCAACTCCAGTTTCCATTCTTAAGTGAGGCGTCCAAACATCAGGTTACGCAGTGGCTTTGTTGAAGCCGCGATAGTCCAATGCCTTGGCACCGATGTCCATTTTGATATCCCAACCCATGCCCCATTGGCCTTGGCTGAGGACGAACGAACGCAGTTCAGGTGCGCGACCGGAACCACGGATGTAGCCGACTTCGATCGTGCGAGCCATTGCGGATGCCATGTACCAAGTCGTTGCCGACCCAGCGTTGACCGTACCGCTCTTCGGATCCGTCACGCCATTGTCCAAACGCGAATCTGACACCAAGGTCAGGTTGTGCATCTGAATCGGGTTTGCCGATCCAATTTGGACGTCCGAGCCAGTCAGTAGAGTGGCACTGTTGACCAAGTTCGCAGCGTCATGCAGCAAGCCAACGGGAACGATCAAGTGCGACGGTCGCAAGTTCAGGTTCACCGAATTGTCCTGCTGAGTCATGACCGACTCGATCGCATCACGCAGCGTGGCGCTTGTCAACGCAGAGGACGTTTGCAGGTTGGCGTGAGTCGCAGCTGAGAACAGAGCGACCGTGTCCGACAACGTAGCATTAGCTAGCAGGATACTGTAGACCAAGTCTGGTCGCAGTCGTGCAGCGGCGTCACCCATTTCTCCGGGAGTTTCACGTAACGCACCGAGCATGTCATCGATGATGTCCTGTTCATCCACAACGAATTGCTTGGCGTAACGCGAGACCTTGTAAGTCTCTTCGGTGTCTGCATGAGACAAGTGCTCAGCAGTTTGGCCGCGAGGCAATAGGTTCAGGTCCGGGCCTTTGGAAAGCATTTCCCGTTCGTTGGTCTTGAAGTCGGGAACGTCCGCTTCACTGACCCATCCGCCGGTCGTGTCTTCCGACTGCATGTAAGTCGAGAGCAACGAAGCGCTGACGCTCGAGGTGAACACGCTGTCCAACGCACTGCCACTGAATGCAGCTTGAATGACGTTGCGACGGCCTTGAGGAACCGTTCGACCGTCCAGCCGAATTGCTTCAGCACAGATGTCTACAGCACTCATGTCCGCGAAACGATGCGATGCTTCCATCGAACGCTGGCGAGCTTCGTCGTTGATGCCGCGACGTAGGAACTGCGGTACGTTCAACGCGTGAGCTTGCTGTGTACCGAACATCTCGGCGTCCAGGTTGACGCCAGCCGAAAGGACCATTGCACCTTGCATTGCCTCGAGGGTGCAATCGCCATCGTGACTGCGACTGTGAACTGCGGGTGCCTCTGGACGTGCGGCTCGCAACGCAAGCAGTTCAGTCCGTTCGGCGGTCAGGTTTTCGCGAATGGCATACTCGGCCAAGTCCACTGGTTGCCCAGCTTCGATCTCGACTTGGGGACTACCTTGAGCGTTGCAGAAACGAGTGATCGAATTGATCCGCGCCGTTTCATTGGCAGCTGCAATTCGCATGTCA